AAGAGTGAGTATGTTGCTAAATTAGAACCTATTGCGCATCCAGAAGATAGATTAAATCATAACTTTACACAATTTACACGCCATCCAACCAATCCTCATTGGCGTTTTGATCATGAGGCTTGGTTGCATAGTAAGGGTCCAGATTATGTGGAGTTGGCTCGTAGTTTAGAACCAGGTGAACGTCATTATCGTGAACGTTATGCCAGAAGCAATTATGATAATTAATTATTATTGTATATAAATTCTTGTTTATCATAATAATTATTGGATTGTCTTAAATTTGCATAATCTTCAATATATTCTATTGGTTTATTTTCATAGATAAATTTTATAAATTTTGCAAATGTTAATGAATCTTTAAACTGATAAACTCTAATATTTTCATTAGTTTCTGAATTAAGTTCACGACTTATTGTTAGCAAACCTTGATCTATTAAATCAGATTCATAACTTTCTTCTCTGTTATTAACTTCTTGCCATTTAGTATCTAAAGCAAATGAATCATCAACATATTGTTGTGTTTCTACCGCAGTTTTTTTCCATATAACAGAACTCATGTTTTTCTCCGATAATATATTTATTTTTCCCTTGACATAAAACCAGTTTATGCTATTATGAACATATAAGCAAGGGAGTTACCTATGACCCGTTTTGAAAAACGTCAAGATTTTGACACCCAAGTTGATACAAATTCTCCTGAAATTCAGCAATTTTTGGTGGAAGAATGGACCCGTATCCACCAAAACGACCCACAACCAGAGCCAAATTATGATGAATTATCAATGGCTTACGAGCGGTATGATGACGCTATGTTTGTTGCAAATAATGCTTGACAACCCTTAAATCTGTGTTATATTAAGTTATAGTCAATTGATGGAGAGCAAAACATGACTGCCACCGATCTTACGATGTTTGGTATGACCAAAGCCGATATCCGTGACCAATATATCAACAGCATCTCTGCTAAACTGGTTGGCGTGGAGATGGTCGTCATGGGTATTCTTTCCGATTGTCAGGAAATGATGGCTAGGCGGAATCCAACAATTCCGCACCCAAATGTAGATGAATTTATCCGTCAGCAGATGAATATCGCTAAGTTTATTCTTGGCGAAATGATGCAAAAAACTGCTTGACAATCCCTAATTCTGTGATATTATCTTAATATAACCTGTTGATGGAGAAGACAGATGGCTAATTCAGTTCTTGTTAAGTCTGGCACTTTTAACGGTGCGCTCGTTGAAAACACGGTATTTCCGCTTCTGACCCCATTTACCAAGGTTGGTCGGAGTGGTTATATTTCAGTAGATGGCTCAATTCCATTTAACCGCAAGCGTTGCCGTATTCAGCTTGACGGTGAACATATGATTGAATACACAGATCAGGAAGCACCAATGATGACACAAACTGCAGTTCAACCAAAAGTCAAGGAAACTGACGAGCAGATTATTGAACGTATTGCTGAACGTTTCAGCATCCTTGAAGACATGACTACTGCTGTCAAGGAAGGCGATGTCCGTGCAATGATCGTTGTTGGACCACCTGGCGTTGGTAAGTCCTACGGTGTTCACAAGCGTCTTGACCAAGTTAGTGTGCTTGATGAAGTTGCAGGTCGTGTCAAGTATCAGGTTGTCAAGGGTGCTATGACTGCACTTGGTTTGTATGCCAAGCTGTATGAGTATAGCGACAGTGGTAGTGTTCTCGTGTTTGACGATTGCGATAGCGTGTTGATGGACGAGTTGTCACTTAACATTCTTAAAGCTGCACTTGACAGTGGCAAGAAGCGCACCATTCACTGGAATGCTGATAGCAACCTGTTGCACAAGCAAGGCATCCCCAACAAGTTTGACTTCAAGGGTGGTGTTATCTTCATTACTAACTTGAAGTTTGAGAATATCCGTAGCAAGAAGATGCAAGACCATCTTGAAGCATTGCAGTCACGTTGTCACTATATTGATTTGACGCTTGACACTGAACACGATAAATATCTTCGTATTCGGCAGATTGCAGAAAGCGGACAATTGTTCCGTGACTATGATTTCACCGATGAGCAACAGGGTGAAATCCTGCAGTTTATGAAGGACAATGCCAAGCGGTTCCGTGAAATGTCACTGCGCACTGCACTCAAGTTGGCAGACCTTCGTAAGAGCGTTGGTAATCGTTGGCAGCGTGTTGCAGAAATCACGGTGATGAGGAGTGGTAGTCGGTGAAGCAGTATGATATAAAGGGTGTTGTCACAAGACCACAAACACCCACACTGCAATTCTCACTAACAGTAAATGCAAACGATCAGGCGAGCGCAAAACGCCTGATCGATTTGCAATATGGATTTGGTGGTGCTAAAGTAACTATCCAAAAAATTGTAGAAGTAAAATCTAAAAAATAATTACTGTATGACAGAACAATTAGTAAAAAGAATATTTTTAACTGGTCCACCTGGTAGTATGTGGAGTGGGTGCGACCGTAGACTTCGTGAAGCATTTATAGATATTGATAATACTGATTGGACGCCAGAACGCCAATGGCATCGTTGGGATGATACAATTCCGCATCGTGGTGCATATTTTAATGTTGGTAATGAGTTTGGCGATTGGGTATTAAACTTTCATCGATATACTCGTGAACAGATATTAGAAGTTGTTGATAGCGTATTTGTTCCACAACCTGATAAAAAAGTTTTAATACGTATTCATAAGAGCCATGAGTTCTCACATCACCTTGACCAGATAATGGAACAATTTCCAGAAGCAGCAATCATTACTATCAACAATGATCCACATCGTTGTTTAGCTAATTGGGGACTGTGTGATGGGTTTGGACACGTATATGACAAATATCCAGACCATGTGTTCAATAATGATTATGAACATATTTGGGAAGAAATAAATTACCAACATTGGGCAATTAAACATTGGAACCGTAAACACGGATTACAAACAAGTCAACTTACAAAAGAATGGATCAGAACAAACTTTACTGACCGTCTTACTGAAAAATATGCTGACCCTACTGAAAACTATTGGGATGGTATTAAGACATTATATTTTCCACAAGATAAAGGTCATGGATTAGTAGCAGGTATTAATTTATCTTGTATACCGTGGCGTGAACCATTAAATATAGTAGATTAGGATTTTTATAATGAGTGATTTAGATTGGTATGAAGAAGCAAAAGCATTAAGTGCATATCACTTTGATAAGACACGTATGGACCCACGTTTCGACACAGTTGTTGGACTCGGAAGTTTCAGTGGTGATTGGAGTGATGAAGTTGCTGACATGGTTGAACGTGCAACACCAGTTAGCATGGCAATTCGTGGTAATAATGTCCAGACAAAATACCATGATCCTGATTATCACAAAGGAACTCCTGTTAAAAATATAAAATATGGTTTTGAAAAAGAGTTCTTTGAAAAAACTGATATGGATTATGATAATTATAAAATCCTAAACAAGACTGCTGAATGGGGACCAAAGTGTCAAAAGATGATTGATGCTTTTTGCTTTGCCGATCCACAATGGCATACTGTGCATGTGCAAATGATTGGTCAAGTTTTCCCATACCACATTGATGTATTTCATCGTCGTAATAAGATGGCAGAGGTTGATCAAAGTTTAATTTTACGTGTAATGGTTATGCTGACTGATTGGGAACCAGGTCATTTCTACGGTTATGGTAATTACAATTATAGTGGTTGGAAAGCTGGCGACTTCCATACATTCAGTCACAAAGATACGCCGCATTACACAGCAAATGCAAACTTTAAACCACGTGTTAGTATGTTATTGACTGGTATCAAAACGCCTGAAACAGAAGCGTTCTTATATAAAGCAAGAACTACTGCATCAATTTCAATAGATTAATATAATTAAATATTGTTTTTTATGTAACAGTGTATTATATTAGACAGAATGTTATGTAAAATTATCATCCGTGATGAAGTCAATTGCAAGTTAGAAGGTCTTGACGTTGATACTCGCCGTAGGCTTGTAACAAAGTTCAAGTATGAAGTCCCTTATGCTCGTCATCTACCAAGTGTAAAGTTGGGTAGATGGGATGGCAAGGTTGCTTACTTTCAGCTTGGTGGTTCAACCTATATAAATCTTCTACCAGAAATTATAGAATGGTTACAAGATCGTAATTGGGATTTTGAAATTGAAGACCATCGTTCATCACGTGAACAACTTGAGTTTGATGCAATAACTGAAAACACATTCAGTAACAAGAACTGGCCAAAAGGTCATCCACAAGAAGGCAAGCCAATAGTTCTGCGTGATTATCAAGTTGAAATCGTCAACGAGTTTCTACAAAATCCACAAGGCATACAAGAAGTAGCTACTGGTGCTGGTAAGACAATCATGACCGCAGCACTATCGCATAGTGTTGAAAAGTATGGTCGCACTATTATCATCGTGCCTAACAAAAGTCTTGTTACTCAAACAGAAGCAGACTATATAAATCTTGGATTAGATGTTGGTGTTTATTTTGGTGACCGTAAAGAGTTAGGTCGCACACATACTATCTGCACATGGCAAAGCCTAAACAATTTATTAAAGAAAAATAAAGATGGCAACGAATGGACGATGATGTTAAACGTTGTTGCTATCATTGTTGACGAAGTGCATCAGGCAAAAGCAGAAGTGCTTAAAGCATTGCTCACAGATCACTTTGCTAATGTTCCTATCCGTTGGGGTCTCACAGGAACAGTTCCCAAAGAACAATTTGAACGTGCCGCACTGATTGTATCATTTGGTCAAGTACTTAATCAATTGAGTGCGGCTGAATTACAAGAACGTGGCGTGTTAAGCCAGTGCCATGTTAACATTGTGCAAACTGTTGAATACAGTGACTTCAAGAATTATCAGGCTGAACTTAAATATCTCACCACCAACAGCGAACGATTGGACCACCTTGCAAGTATGGTAAATGAAATTATCAAAACTGGTAATACACTTGTGTTGGTTGATCGTCGTGAGTGTGGCGATGAATTGGTTTCACGTTTGCCCAACAGCGTGTTTGTTCATGGTGATATGAAGGTCACAGATAGAAAGGAACACTATGATGAAGTCGCAGATGTTAGTGACAAAATTATTGTCGCAACTTATGGAGTTGCTGCAGTTGGTATTAATATCCCTCGTATTTTTAATCTTGTTCTTATTGAACCTGGCAAGTCATTCGTTCGTGTCATTCAGTCTATCGGTCGTGGCATCCGTAAGGCAGAAGACAAAGACTTTGTTCAAATCTGGGACATAACAGCAGATTGCAAGTTTGCAAAACGCCATCTTACAAAACGTAAACAGTTTTATAAAGATGCAAAATATCCATTTACTCAAGAAAAGAGTATCTACAAATGAAGATAGCAGTATGTGGTTGCTCATTCAGTGCTGTTAGTAATTTACCTGAGTATTCAGGAACGCATTGGAGTGAAATCCTTGCTGCTAAACTTGGTGCTGAACTTGTTACATATGCTCGTCAAGGTATAGGTAATAATGTAATAAGATTACAGATTGATGAAGCCATTAAAGAAAAAGCAGATTGGGTATTCATTGCAAGCACAACAGAAGACCGTATAGAGTTTCCAGTTGAAAAGTTTATTAAGATAGAAGATGGTAGTCCTAACCATAGTGCCAAAGAAGAAAACCGTAATGGTTATTTGTGGGAAGATGGGTTAAAGAACTTTAACTACGGTGATACGCATCCTTATCGTATGATTGCCGAAACAATGTTTAGTGTGATTGAGAACTACGACCATAACTATCGTATTGCCAAAGTAGACAAACATACACGCATGGCAATGGAAGGATTTGCGGCATTTCTTTATGATGCGCATTGGAAACGTCAAGTAGATAACTGGGTGCTATTCAGTGGTCTATGGAAACTTGATGCGTTGCAGATTCCATTTCTTTTTAATCCATGGAATACATATATTAAAAATAAAAGTTGGAATGAAGATTTTCCACGTGAGTTTACACAAAAGTATTTTGCACCTACTACATTTGCATTGGGTGCTTTTTGTGATAGCCATCCACTAACAGGGGTAGACCCTGGATATCATACGCATCCTGATGGTCAGGCTGCCATTGCTGAACTATATTATAATTTTGTTAAGGAAAGACAGTGAGAATACTAACAGTAGATAATACCGTATTTGAAATGAATAATTTACCAGATCAAGTAGATGATTTACGATTCTGTGTTTTAGATAATAGCAATCCACCAGAGGCAGACTATTATTTCTTGCCATTGGTATTTTTAGAAAGTTTTAATGATCCTGCACTTGTGTTAAAAATTGGTGAACATAGAATTATGATGCCATATAATTGGCGCATCCTTATTGGTGAAGCAGAAATCGGTGATTTAGAAGCACTACCACTTACAAAACTCAATGACCGTGGATTCCAAGCATTTACATTTAACCCATTAAGTTCATTCCGTGCGGCATTTATGAACATAGAAATTGAAGATGTTTACCAAGATGTGCGCTGGTACTTTCCTAAACTAAAGAACGGTCAGCTACTTTGCATCCCAATCAGTGACGGACCCAAGCCAATTTGTGCATATTTTGTTAAAGAAATCAGTCGTGCAAGCGAGACTATTGACATCCAGAACATTGTATGAAATTAGTTGTTTGTGGTTCTAGTTGGAGTTCTGTTAGTAAAAAACTTGGATTCGAAGGAACCCATTGGAGTGAACTACTTTCTAAAAAATTAAATGCAACATTATTAAATTTAGCAGTTGGTGGAGCATCTAACAGCAATATTAGATTACAGTTAGATGCCGCAAAAGAACTAGAACCTAATTTTATACTTTTTAATGCAGAAAATGCTATTAGAATTGATATAAAAAATTTAAACAAAAATAATTTAAAAAAAAATGTTAAAAAATACAATAGTAACAATTTTGCAGGACGCAAAACATCAACTAATCATTTAATAACTGTATCACCATCAATTATAGAACAAGAATCTAAAATAACTGAATTAGTAACAAATAAACAACGTCAAGCAATTTATGATTACTATGAATACATTTATGATGATATATGGAAAAAACAAACAGATCAATACATCATGAATAGTGGAATACTTGATCTATATATTAATAATTTTAATTTTCTTTTTAATCCGTATTTGCTGAGTGACGATTTTGATCTGCCAAAGTTTATCAAAGAAAAACACTTTGTTGATAGTAAGTTAAATTTTAAAATAATAAGAGATATGTATACTTTTAGTAATAAAGATGATCCAGGATATCACGTTTCAAAAGATGGACAAAAAATAATTGCTGAGTTATATTACACGGAAATAACAAACTATATTGAAAAGTATGGACTTGACAAAACCAATAATGTATGATATTATACTATTATGAGCATTGGAACAGCACCGCCACCAAAACGGTATTATACAGATGAATATCTTGAATGGCTAGAGATTCTTAAAGCCACCGAGACTAATCCTACGTTGAAAGATGCGGCAGATCAGTTGCGTTCACTGTATTATGCAAGTGTAGAAATAAAAGAATTCAAGCATGATGACAGTATTTCTGCAATATTTCAGCCAACTGAAAAAGGTGAATGGAGAGGAATAATCCTTGGTTAATCTTGAAACAAAAATAAGAAAACCTATCTTTGGTATTCCTACGTATGCAAATGACGGTAAAAAATATCGCAGTAAATTTGAGGCTGATTTTGTTAATAAATTTTTGCTACCAAGTGGTCTTCCATATGAATATGAAGTAAAATATCCTAATCAAAATATTATATGTGATTTTTATATTAAAAAATATGACATTTATATTGAATGTGTATATCATGAATTAACTTTAAGTTATAGCTATATGAAAGAAAACTATAAAATAATTCTTGATGTGCCATTTGAACATAAAGATAGGGTAAAAAAGTTAGGTGCAAAATGGGATTCCAATGCCAGAACGTGGTATATTGTGTATGATGGACATTCATTACATCAACTTTTTATGTATATGAAACCACGTGATCTTGAATATAACATATTTTCAAATGGTAAGGCAATTACACAAGAGTACGACGAAAAAATATACAAAAAAATTATTCAAAAAGGAATTGATATCGTTTTAATTAATAGCAAAGATATTAATTCATATAAGGATTTAACACATTTATTAATTGCAAAAGATAATGGTATTGTGATAAGAAAGATAGCTGCAATAGCATTGGAAGCAGAAAAAGAAGTATTTGATGAACAAACTTGACATTGGCTATGAGATGGCTCAACTTGATTTGCGTAATCGTGAGTTCTACGATGAACTTAACGATGAAGAACGCAAGAAGTTTTCCACATATCTTATGTTGCGTTGGGGCAGTGTAGTCAACGGTATTCCAGAATTGCAGCAATATTATTTGCAAGCAATGAATGAACGTGTAAACAAACGTTTCTTTGATATCAACAAGCATCCTAAACTACAATGGCTATTGCTGACCACAGTAAGCCCAAACATGGGCAAGCATCGTCATGAGTGGATGGCATATAGTGGCAAGACTGCCAAGAACAAACGTGCACAAAAGATGTTAGAGTTATATCCGCATATTAAAACTGATGAAGCAGAACTTCTTGCTGATAAAATTACTGATGAGCAATATAAAGCAATGTTAGTTGAGCGTGGATATAGCGACAAAGAAATTAAAGAGGCAATGAAATGACTATTAAAAGTTCTACAACCAATGAATACAGAATAGCATCATTAACAACCAGTGATACTTTTGGTGGTCAACAGTTGCATTGTAATTTTACACTTGAAATGGTTGAATTATTTAATTGGTGGCAAGAATGGAGACCAGTATTTCAAAGCAAAGACCCAACTGTAATTGATTTATTAAAGCAAGCACGAACATTGCATGAAATAGTAAAATAACATGGACTTGCTAACTGTTGTTTATCGTGATGAATTGCATTTGCTTGAACATCAAGCATACAGTATGTCTTATTACTTTGGTGATGAAATACAAAATATATATGT